GATTGGGACGCCGCGTTCGAGCGGATCGGGGACCAGCAACAGGATGTGGACAGCGACGGCTTCGCTGCGGCCAATAGCGTCGATAATACGACCGTGCCCAGCACGTCGGGATTGGTCGACGTGGTCAGCATTACCTTTACCGATGGGGCAGATATGGACGGGATTCTCGCCGGCGAGTTGTTCCGGTTGAAAATCACGCGTGACGCGTCGAGCGACGACGCAGCCGGGGACGCGGAGTTGCACGCAGTCGAAATTCGGGAGACATAGAAGTATGGCGCGGGTCTTTAACGGTTCCAGCCAGAACCTGGAGGCCATTCTAGCTGCGTTCTCCGACGTGCCGTTCACCCTGGCCGCATGGTGTTATTCTGACGTCATCAATTGTACCAAGAACGCCATGGCCGTCGCCGACTCGGACGGCGAGGGATATCACGCCCTCCAATTGGAAGAGAACGTCATTCGTGCCTTGACGTACGATGGGGATGAAGTCGTCACTTATGCCAACACCACCACGACGATCAGCGCCGGCGCTTGGTTTCATGCTGCCGTCGTGTTTGCTGCTGACAATGATCGCCGTGCGTACGTGCACGGCGGCAACAAAGGCACCGATAGCACCAACGCACCGTACGGCAACCTGGACAATGTGACCATCGGTGTGAGCGGGGACACGTCGCCGTATGGGTACTGGGACGGCGGTATCGCCCATGCGGCCATGTGGAACGTTGCCCTCACCGACGCCGAAGTGGCCGCCCTCGCCGCCGGCGCCGACCCGCGCATGATCCGGCCGGCGAGCCTGGTTGGTTACTGGCCGGAGGTGGCCACCGATCAAGACATCGTCGGCGGCTATGACATGACACCCTACAATTCGCCCGGCTGGACCGACGACCCAGGTAGGATCTACGGCCTGGCGCCGGTGCATGTGGGACCGCCGCCGGTAACAGGCGGCCAGGAGTACGACGTCTCGCTGTCTCTGGCGCGGATCGCGGCTGCGACGGCCGGCGGCACGGGCCAGGCAGCGGCGGCGCGAGGGCTGGCCCGGTTGCTGGGCCTGACCGCTCCGGGGGCTGCCGGTGATGCCGGGGGACTCGCTTCCCTGGCCCGTGCGCTGGGGGCATCCCTGGCGGGCCTGGGCGGGGCCTATGGAGTGCGGCAGCTCGGACGCGTGGCGGGGGGCGCGGTCGCGGGGGCCGGCACCGGGGCGGGCTCGCTGAGCCTGGATCGCGACGGCGGGGCAGCGGGAGGTGCGCAGGCCCAAGCAAGTGGGGCGACGTCCCTGGCCCTCGCGGAGGAAATCGCCGGCGCAGCACAGGCCCAGGCGGGAGGAGCGGCCTCCATGGGACGCACGGCCGGCGCGGCAACGGGGCGCACGGCGCAGAAGGGCGCTGGCGTAGCCTGGGGAAGGGCAGCCGGCGCGGCGGCAGCGGCGGAGGGCCAGGCGGAGGGCGGGACCGTCCTCGATCGCGAGGCCGGCGCGGCGGGGGCCGCGGCAGGGCAAGCTGCGGGTGATGCTTCCCTGGCGCGCACGGGGGCGGTGACGGCCGGCGCGGCGGCTGCCAGGGAAGCGGCAGCCCTGTTGGATCGGCTGGCCGGCGCGGCGGCAGCAGCCAGCGCCTCGACGGGGGCCGGGCTGGCGACGGGCGCGGCCTATGGGATCAGCGTCTGGACCGGGCAGTTTGTGACCGTCGACGTGGGCCTGGCCAGGACGCTGGGACTGGTGCAATCGGCAGAGACATTGGCCGCGGCGACGCAGGTGCTGGCCCGCTTCAGTGCCGCGGCGGCCTCGGCAGGAGCAGGGACGGCAGGAGGGGTCTCCCTGGCGCGCATCCTGGGTATTAGCCCGGCCGGCGTGGGGCAGGCAGGGGCTGCAACGTCCCTGGCGCGCGTCCTGGGCATCGCTGTGAGCGCCAGCGGCCTGGTCGTCGGCGTCGACGTGAGCCTGGCGCGGGTACTGGGCCTGGCCGAATCGGCGGAAGCGGGCGCTGGGGCGGCTGGGGCGCTGGGGCGAGGCGCGGGGGTGGGCCTGGCCGGCGTGGGAGAAGGGGCCGGCGCGGCTTCCCTCGCGCGGGATCTCGGCGTGTTTGGATCGGCGACGGCGGTTGCCGAAGCGGCGCGGACGCTGACCCTGGCGCGGGCCATCGAGAGGGCCGGCGCGGCTGCCGGAGGGGCGGCTCTCGGCGTGGGACGGGTCATGGCCCTGGCCGCGGCGGGCAGTCAGGTCGTGACCGTGAGCTTACTTGAGAGCCGGGCGCTGGGCCTGACGTCCGGCGGCGCGGCAGCGGTGTACCCGGCTTTGGCCCTCGCCGTGACACGGGCCGCCGACTTGGGAGCCGGCGCGGAGGCCGGGGCGGCGCTGGAGCTTGACGTGCAGCGCGTGGTGGCCCTGGCCCGGCAGGCGTTCCTGAATGCTGGGCTGGACTTGCAAATCGTGCTGGTGGTCGATCTCGGAGCGACTATCGTCGCAGTCGGCGCACCGGCGGAGCGAACGGTGGTTGTACCTGCCGAGGCGCGGCTGGCCTTGGTGTCGGCAGGGGATCGAGTAGTGATCGTCTCGGCGGAAAGCCGGGAGATTGAGGCGTAGCGCTCTTTGAGCGGCGCTAGGAGGAAACTAGCCATGAGGCATCGGAGAGGAGCAAATCTAGGGGCCGCGGCCGGCGCACAGGCGCATGGGCCGGTGGACATTGGCGGGATCGCCATGCACACGCACTGGCGGGTCGAATGCCGCGACCGTGCTGGGCGCCTGCGATGGGTTGACGAGTTCGACAATCTGGTGGTCAACGAGGGCCTGAACGACTCGCTGGACAAGCATTTCAAGGGCAGTGGTTATACCGCGGCCTGGTACGTGGGCCTGACGGGCAGCACGCCATCTTTCGCCGCAGACGACACGATGGCCAGCCACTCCGGCTGGACCGAGGTCACGGCGTATGATGAGACGGTCCGGGAGACCCTGACGCTGGGGGCCGTGTCGGGCCAGAGCGTGGACAACAGCGCCAACAAGGCGACCTTCACGATTGACACCAACGACACGACCATCGGCGGGGCCTTCATCGTGTCCAACAGCACCAAGGGCGGCAGCACGGGCGTGCTGTACGGCGGTGGGGCTTTCAGCGCCGGCGACAAGCAACTGGACGACGACGACACGCTGAGCGTGACGGTGACGCTGACGGCATCGGCGAGCTAGGCGAGGCGGACCATGACCGTCCAGATTTTTGTCAAAGACCCGGACGCGGGCAAGGATTACGCGGTCGATTGGGCGAGCTGGCTGGGCACGGACACGATCGCCGAGAGCGAGTGGATCGTTCCGGCCGGCCTGACCCAGGGCGAGGACAGCCACACGACCACCAAGGCCACGGTGTGGTTGAGCGGCGGGACGGACCAGGCACGCTACGTGGTCACCAACCGCATCACGACTGCGGCGGGGCGCACGGAGGACCAGAGCTTCATCGTGATCGTCAGCGAGGCAACGGCCCTGGTCGAGCTGATCGCGCGCCTGCAGGCGGACGTGCCGGCGCGAGACGACGTGCCGGGCGAGGCGCAGTACCGGCAGTGCGTGGTCGATGCGGTGGCCGACTATTCACGGGTCGCGGCGCGGCGCAAGGTGGTCGAGCTGGAGATCGTCTCCGGGACGGCGACCTACGACCTGCCGGCCGATTTCCAGCGCCTGATCCGGGTCGAGTGGCCCGGCGATGCTGCCTCGGGCGTGCTGCTCACCTCGGACGGCATCGTACCGGTGGGATCGAGCTTCGAGGAGCAGTACTACGTCGAGGGCGGGCAGATCGTCTTTTGGCCCACGCCGACCTACAACGCGACACGCGACCTGTGGTACTCGGCGGGCTTCGCCCTGATCGACGGCCAGTACGTGGGGATGGGCCAGGCCGATGAGGCGACACTGATGCACCGGGCCCGGGCCCTGGCGCTGCGCCTGCAGGCCAACAAGGCCGCGCACGAGGCGTGGCAGTACGCCATAGGCGACGAGCGGGTCAACAAGGAGAAACTGGCCGCCGAGCTGCGCGCAGCAGCGGACGCCGAGGACCGGCAGTACGAGGCGGCGCTGGCCGAAGACAGCAGCGCGCCGTTTGGAATGCGCAGCCGCTACGACCGGCTAGGGAGGTGAGCTGTGCTTTCGAGCGACGACCTGGCGCAGATGATCGCTGACCTGGCTGCCGTGCGCGGCGACCGCGAGGAGTCGATCACCGTGCGGCGCGGAGGCAGCGAGGTGGGCTCGCTTGCAGTGCGCCTGGCGCGGATCGGCGGTCAAAGCCAGGAACGGAGCGGCGACAGCAGCCACCAATCGGAGGCGCGCGTGGTGGTCCTGGCTGCGGCGGACGCGGATCTGCAGACCGGCGACCGCTTCAACGACGCGAATGGCGTGCTGTACGAGGTGGTGTTCGTGCGTCCCAACCGCGACGCAGCGACGGTGGCCGAGGCGAGGATGGTGGAATAATGGCCGTCAAAACGGGCATCCATTGGATCAAACCGCCGGCGGACCTGGAGAAGGCCCTCCAGCAGTACGGTGTGCGGGCCAAGGTGTTTGTGCATGCCTTGGGCGCGCACTTTGGCGGGCTGATGCAGAACGACGCGCGGGACAACGTGCCCTGGGAGGACCGCTCCGGCAACGCGAGGGGCGGCATCTTCTTTGCCGTCGATGGGCTGGGCCTAGCGGGCAAGGAAGGCGAGACCAAACCCGCCCAGGCGGCGGCCTTCCGGCGTGACGCGCGCGAGGACACGGGGCCGGGCGGCAACGCGCGCACACTGGTCGTCGTCCTGGGCCACACCATGTTCTACGGCGAGTTCCTGGAGCTCGCGCACGGCGAGAAATACGCGATCTTGTGGCCGACCATGCAAGCCTACATTCCCAAGATCGAGAAGGCCCTGCGGGACCTGTTCAAGTAGGGAGGCGGGACGATGCGCGCGGCGATCTACGACCTACTGAGCAACGATAGCACACTGATGGGCGTCCTGACCGGCGGGCTGTACGACGCGGCGGACGTCGAAGGCGGTGAAATCAGCCGCCAGGGGACGCCGGACGCGTTCGACGACAATGGCGAGGTCCTGCCCTGCGCCTTGCTGCGGCTGACTGGCCTCGCGCCGGCCGGGCCGTCGTGGCACAGCGCGCGGCTCTCGTTTTCGCTGCTTTTCTACCAGCGCAGTGGGTATGACTCGATCGACGCAGCGCGGGCGCGGGCCTACGCGCTGCTGCACAAGGAGCGCGTCTCGCCAGGCAGCGGGGGCTGCTGGGAGATCGACCACAGCGACGACGTGATGGACGTGCGCGATGAGGCGCTGCGCTGCTCGCTGGCCATCAGCCGCTACGTGGCAATGGTGCGGCGGGGCTAGGAGGAAGACCATGCCGAACGTGAGGTGGACGCGGCCGGCGGTGCGGCGGGTGATCCGCCCCTTTTACGTCTGGGAGCGGGAGAACGGCTGGGAGTGTTACGTGCGGCCGGCTGACTACCTGGAAGTCATCACCAACGAGGGCTTTGAGCGGGTCGACGAGATCGAGACGACGCGCTTGACCGGTGTGGATGAGGCGCTGGCGCGCGAGCTGGAGGTGGGCGGCGTGGTCACGCTGCACGACCTTATGGCGGATGACGCGGCAGAGATCGCGCAGCGGGCGGGGATCGACGCCGCGCAGATCGCGGCCTGGCAGGAACAGGTGCGAACGATAGAGCCATTGGACAATGGTACGGAGGAAATGAAATGAGCGGTTATGGTGAAATGCCCTTCGGCCTGCGGGACGTGAAGATTACCAACATGGCCGGGACTACGCAGGTGGACCTGCCGCGGGGGCAGAACCTGGCCTACCGCGAGCGGGTGCGCAGCGGTGAGCTGAGTGGGGACGACGCGCTGCAGGCCGCGGTTGCGTTCGTCGAGGCCATCGAGTGGTCATTGGAGGCGGGCGGGATCAGCCTGGAAGCGTGGGCGCTGCTGACCGGGCGCACGGCTACGGAGGAAGGCACGACGCCCAACCAGACCACGACGCTGACGGTCTCGGCAGGCGACGAGTTCCCGTACGTGAAAATTTACGGCAAGAGCATGGGCGACGACGGGGACGACATCCACGTGAAGTTCTTCAAGGCCAAGTGCACGTCGCTGGAGGGGACGTTCGCCGAGGGCGAGTTCTTTGTCACCTCGTGCAGCGGGATCGGCGTGGACGACGGCTCGAACGGCATCGTGGACATCGTGCAGAATGAGACGGCAGCGGACCTGCCTACTTCGTAGGCGGGGCTTGAGGAGGTGAGACATGGCTGGTTACGGTGAGATGCCGTTCGGCCTGCGGGACGTAAAACTGACCGACGACGACGGGCAGGTGGACCTGCCGCGGGGGCAGAACCTGGCCTACCGCGAGCGGGTGCGCAGCGGTGAGCTGAGTGGGGACGACGCGCTGCAGGCCGCGGTTGCGTTCGTCGAGGCCATCGAGTGGTCGCTGGAAGCCGGGGGCATCAGCCTGGAGGCGTGGGCCAAGCTCACCGGGCGCGATGCGACGGAGGTCGGGACTTCACCCACCAAGACGATGACCATGTCGGTGGCCGCGGGCGACGAGTTCCCGTACATCAAAATCTATGGCAAGTCGCTCGGTGACGCCGGCGGCGACGTGCACGTGAAGTTCTTCAAAGCCAAATGCACGTCGCTGGAGGGCACGTTCGCGGAGGGCGAGTTCTTCGTCACTTCCTGCAGCGGGCTCGCGGTCGACGACGGGGTCAACGGGATCGTGGACATCGTGCAGAACGAAACGGCAGCGGACCTACCTGCTACGTAGGATGCGGCGCGGCGTTCGTCGCGCCTAGAAAGGCGCTGAAATGGCGGCAATGACGGTTCGTGAGTGGCGCGAAGCCAACGCGCCGGAGGAGGTCACCCTGCCCTCGGGGAAAAAGGCCCTGCTGCGCCGGGTGCACATCCTGGACGTGGCCCTGACGGGGGAGATTCCAGGCACGCTGGTGGTCAAGGCCGAGCAGTTCAAGAGCCGGGCCAACGTGCTGGATATGCTGAGCCAGCCCGGCGAGCTGGCCGAATGGATGGGCGCGATCGACGCGGTGTGTATTGCTGCGTTCGTCGCGCCCAAAGTGGGCCGCGAGCCGACCGAGGAGCAGCTCGGGATCGAAGAGGTGTCCCACGAGGATCGGCTGGCCATTTTCGCCTGGGTCAACGGAGGGGCGGCAAAACTGGAGCCCTTTCGTCCGCGACCCGACGCAGGCGTGGAACCTGCACCGGATCGCGAGTAGCTACGGGACGCTGCCCAGCGCGGCGATCGGGGTCGAAGACCCGTGGGCGGCGTACCAGCTCGACCGGGCGGTCGTGGTCTTCGGCTCGTGGGTCGAGGCCCGGCTGGCCGAGACGGACAAAAAGGGCCGGCGTAAATACACGCTGGCCGGGCTGCTGCGCCCTGCCCGAGAAAAGGGGCAGGAAGAACGGCCTGCGCGAACGACGCGCTTCCGCGCCCTGCGGGGCCGGGCACTGCGAAAGGTGCGCATCGGCCCGGACGGGATTTGGTGAGTTTTCGGCTTTGTGCAACAGAGGTGCACGAGCCGGTGCGCAGCCATCTTTGTGCGGCAGAGGTGCACGGGGAGACCGTAATGATGAACCTGGTTCGCTGCGACGAGTGCGGGCGGAACTTTCGCATCCGCCCGCAAACCGAGGAGCTGCCCGGCGGCGGGGAACGGCGCTTTTTCGCCTGCCCGCACTGCGGGGCGGAATACACGACCCTGGAGCTCACGGCGCGGGGGCGCGAGCTCCACGCCCGGCTGGTGCGGTTGAACAAAACGCTGCGCACGGCGATCAGCGCGCGGCCCGCGGACCCAATGCTGCCTCTCGAACGGCTCAACCATCGGCGGCGGATCGGCAGGCTACAGGCACGCATAAAGGAAGTTCAAGCCGCCCTGGAGCATGAATCCGGGGCGCAGGCGGTGAAATGCCCGTAAAGCTCGGAAGTGCGTACGGCGAGGTACGGATCGGTTACGACGGCGCGGGGATCAGGAGCGCGCTGACGGCGCTGGGCGGCTTGACCCAATCGCTGCAGTTCGTCGGGCAGACCTTCGACCGCTTCGTGATCCGGCCCTTGGTCTCTCTGGGCCGCGACGTGGCGCAGGTGGGCGGGGCGTTCGAGAGCGAGATGGCGATCATGGGCACGGCGGCGGACACCACGGCGGACGGCCTGCTGCGGCTCCAGGACGCGGCGATCGCCGTGGGCGAGGACACGCGCCTGGTGGGCATTTCCGCTTCGGAAGCGGCGGCGGCCATGACCAACTTTTACAAGGCCGGCCTGGACACCGAGGACATCTTCGCCAACCTGAACGCCTACATGGAGGAAGGGGCGGAGCTCGGCGGCGCCCTGCGGTCGGCCATCGACCTGGCAGCAGCCTCGGATCTGGACCTGGGCCAGGCGTCGGACGTCGTGGCCGTGGCCATGGCCACCTTCGGCATCGAGGCCGAGCGCGCGACCGATATCGCCAACAACTTTGTACAGGCAGCGGACGCCTCGGTGGCCGAGGTCGGCGAGCTGGCTGCGGCACTGGTCAGCGTCGGGCCCACGGCGGCGCAGTTCGGCTGGTCGCTGGAGGACGCCAACACGGCGCTGGCCATCCTGAGCGAGCGCGGCGTGCGCGGCAGCGAGGCCGGCACGGCGCTCAAGTCCATGATGACCAACCTCATGCGGCCTACCGATTCGGTGACCGCGGCGCTGCAGGCGCTGAACGTGTCGCTCTACGACCAGGAAGGGCGCATGCTGCGCCTGCCGGACATCGTCACCCAACTGCAAGACGCCTTCGCCGACCTGACCGAGGAGGAGAAAAACCACTACATCCAGGTGCTGGCCGGGACGTACGGCATGCGCGCCCTGAGCACGCTCCTGGCCGAGGGGGTTGCCGGCTGGACCGACATGGAGGACGCGATCATGGGCGCGGCCACGGCGCAGGAGGTCGCCGAGGCGCGGACCAATACCTACGCCGGGGCCATGGAATCGCTGGAAGGCACGCTGGAGACGCTCAAGATCCGCCTGTTCAACGAGGTCAAGCCGGCGCTGACCGGCCTGGCGCGCTGGGGGGCCGACTTTGTCGCCGATAGCGCGCCGGCAATCACCGGGGCTTTGTCGCAGGTGGTAGGCTGGCTGGCCGAGCGCCTGCCGCCGGCCATCTCGGCGGCGGGCGAGTTCTGGCAGACCCGGCTCCTGTCGGCCATGCGGGCCGTGGCCGGTTTCGTGCGCGGGCGGGTGCTCCCGGTCTTGCTGGCCCTCGGCGACTGGCTGCGCGACAAGGGCGGCAAGGCGCTGTCTTTCTTCATCGCGCTGTGGCGCGAGCACCTGCAGCCCGAGCTGGCGGCGACGTGGAAAACGCTGAAAGAGACGGCGGGGCCGATCCTGGCCGAACTGGCGGCCTGGTTCAAGGAAAAGCTGCCCGAGGCGCTGGCGGCGTTGTCCACGTTCTGGAACGAAACGCTGCTGCCGGCCCTGCACCAGTTCGGCGGCTTTGTACGCGAGAACATGCTGCCCATCCTGGCCGGGCTGGCGGCGCTGGTCGTGGGCATTGTCGTGCCGGCCTTCATCTCCTGGGCCGCGGCGGCGATCAGCGCAGCCGTGGCCACGATCGCCGCGCTGGCGCCGGTGCTCCTTCCGATTATGGCCATCGCCGCGGCGGTAGGGCTGCTCGTCGCCGCCTGGCAGAACAACTGGGGAGGCATTCGCGACACGCTGACTGAGGTCTGGGAGCAGCACCTGCAGCCGGCGCTGCAAACGCTATGGCAGTGGCTGAGCGAGAACGTACCGGCGGCCATCCAGACCCTGTCCGCGTTCTGGAACGAAACGCTGCTGCCGGCGATCCGGGCGGTGTGGGCGTTCATCACCGAGTCGCTGGTCCCGGCCTTGACCGACGCGTGGTCCTGGCTGGGCGAGAAGTGGGGCGCGGCGACGCAGGCGCTGAGCGAGCTGTGGAACGGCACGCTGCTCCCGGCTCTTCAGGAAGTGTGGGGCTTCATCGACGAGTACCTGATGCCCCTCTTCGCCGCGATCGTCGAGCTGTTCGAGGTCACCCTGGGCAAGGCGCTGGAGATCGGTTCCGCGGTGTGGCGTGAGGTGCTGCTCCCGGCCCTGCAGGAGATCGGGACCTACATCGGCGAGACGCTGCAGCCAGTGCTCGACGCGCTGGGCCAATTCTGGCGCGAGGACCTGCAGCCGGTGCTGGAAGCCTTGGCCGATCTGCTGCAAACGCGGCTGCTGACGGCGTGGACTTCACTCATGGAGACACTGCGCGAGAAGAAGGACGCGGTGCTCGAACCACTGCAGAAGGCATTCGAGGCGATCAAGAAGGTGGTCAAGTCGGTCACCGACTGGATCGAAAACCTGACCGACGCCATTCGCGGCGTTCGCGTTCCGAAGTGGCTGGAAGGGCATTCGCCGCCGCCGATGGCCGACTGGCTGGACCAGATCGCCCAGGCGGCGCACGCGGTTGCCGCGGTCGAGCTGCCGCAGATGCAGGTCGGCCTGAGCCGGGCGGTGCCGGCGACGGTGCCGGCCTGGGCCGGTGCGGGGGGCGCGGGGGCCTACCCGCCGGCGGTGCAGATCCCCGAGGGCCTAGTGCGCGTCGACCGCGTGGGCGACGACGTGGACGTCGAGGTCCTGGCCTGGCGGGTGGCCGAGTACCTGGCAGGGAGGTGAAACGTGGCGCACGTGCTGCGCGTGACAAATGGGACGACGACCGTCAACCTGACCGGCGGGCCGATCACGCTGGCCCAATACACGCCGCGCTCGCCCGAGACCACGGTCGAGGAAGCCACGGCCTGGGCGCTGGAGGATGGCGGCGAGGTGTTCGCCGTGGCCCATCGCAACGTCGCCGAGCCGATCGAGCTGACCATCGTCGATTCGACCACGGCCCTGGTCCGGGCCAAGGTCAACGCCCTGGAGATGCTGCTCGAAGAGGCGGCAGAACGGCAGCGGCGGCGCATCGGCAGCCGGGTGTACGTCGAATTCCAGCCCGGCGCGAGCGGCGACATATACCGCTCCGAGCTGCTCTATGGGCGGCTGGAACTGGGCAACGAGCTGTTGGGCATGGACTGGCGTGCGCCCGGCGCGCGGGCGCTGCTGTCCTGGAAGCGGCGCTTTTATTGGGAGGGACCGCAGAGCGAACTTCCCCTGGCCAACGGCAACGGCAGCGGCACCGGCGGGCGGACGATCCACAACCACGACGACGGCGGAGCAGGACACGACAATTACGTGGCCATCGACGGCGACGACGTGGAGGGCGTGCTGCCGGCGCCGATCCGCCTGGAGATCACGAACACCTACAACCAGAGCACCCGCACATGGGACGTGTACGTAGGGCAGAACATCTGGTCGAGCCCCGGTTCGCTGGATCACATCATCGAGGCCGAGGACCGGGATTACGTGGCCGGCAGCGCCTCGCCGCAGAGTGACGGCTCGTGCAGTGGCGGGTACAAGCAGCCTTCGACCTGGCCGGTGGACGCGCAGACGCTGCTGCTGCGATTCGATCTCTCTACCGCGCTGCTCGGCGCCTGCGCCGGGAACTACTTCCGGCTGCTGGCCCGCTTCCCAACCGATCCGCCCGAGACGGGCTGCTTCATCCAGCCCAAAATCACCTTCCCTTCCGGCACGCCGATCACCGTGGTGGCCGAGGGGCGGGAGATCGAGCTGAACGACCACACGCTGCAATCGCTGGGCGTGATGCAGATCCCGCCCTGGCTGCCGGGCGAGACGAGCCTCTACCCGGTGGATCTGTGCATTTACGGCCGGCAGGCCGGTGGGGGCACGCTGGTCTGGGATTATATCCAGCTTACGCCGCTCGACGGCTGGCGTGCGCTGATCCCGCGCGGCTACGGCGCGGAATACCAGATCCGCATCGTGGACGACGGTATTGCCGGCAGCATCTGGACCGACGGCTGGTCGGGTTCACAGAAGACCGGGCACTACCTGGGCCGCGGCCGGCCAATTCACCTCTGGCCGGGACGGGACCAGCGGCTGTATTTCCTGGCCGGGAACAGCAACCAGAACTCGGAAATCGCGCGCACGCACTCGATTCGGGCCTACTACCGCCCGCGGAGGTTGACGCTGTGATCCTGCAGCCGGTGTTCAAGCGGCGCGACTTCACCGATCCGGAAGCGCAGCCCGAAGCCAAAATCCTGGTCGGCAGCTATTCCTGGCATGCCATCGGCGGGCCGGAGCGGGCCGAGCTGCCGGCCAGCGGCGACCCGCGCGCGCTCTGGGAACTGCTCGAATGGCTGCGCGCGCCGGTCGAGATCGTCGACGAGCGCGACGAGTCGGTGTGGTGGGGCTACGTGGCCGAAGCCAAGGTGAGCATCGGCGCGATCCAGTGCGGCGTCTCGGTGGACGGCATGTACAACCGGATCGCCGTGGCCTACTCCAACGTCACGCCCGGCGCAGAGACGGCCGGCACGCGGGCCACGACCGTGTGGGCGCAGGACGACGACAGCGTCTCGATCTACGGCAAGCGTGAGCTGCTCGGCACGTTGGCCGACGCCCTGCAGGCCGTGGCCGAGGGCAAGCGCGACGCCCTGCTGGAGGCGTTCAAGTGGCCGGCGCCGACGCTCAAGGTGGCCAGCGGGCAGGGCAACCTCTCGGCCTCCCTGCTGTGCCGGGGTTGGTGGGAGACGTTGGGCTGGGTGTACTACGACCAGGCGGCTGGCCTGGAGCAGCACACGACGACCGGGGCGCAGGAGACGGTCGGTACGAGCGCGCAGCAGAGACTGGGCCAGTCGTTCAGCCTGGTCGCCGACACCTCGTGGAACGCGTACGCGGTGCACGTGTACGCCCGCAAGGTGGGCAGCCCCACCGATGCGTTCAAGGTGGCCGTTCACGCCAATGACGGGAGCGCGCCGGGCAGCGAGCTGTGCTCGGGCACGGTGGACGCCGCCAACCTGGGCGCATCGTTCCAGGAGGTCGCGGTGACCCTGTCGCCCGGCACGGTGACCCTGGAATACGGCACGACCTACTGGATTGTCATCTCGCGCACCGGCTCGCTCAGCGGCTCCAATTATTACCAGGTCACGATCGACGATGCAGCAGGCTACGACCGCGGCGCGCTGTACGTCTACAACGGCGCCACCTGGACGGCGCGCTCGCCGGCCGCGGACCTGACCTTCCAGGTGACCGGCACGTGGGAGACGACGCGGCAATTGGAGGAACTGGTCGGCGCAGCGGGGCAGTTCTTGATCGGCGTCGACGTCATAGACGCCAGCGGCAACCGTTCCAGCCCCTACCGCAGCGGAGACACGACGGCGCTGCAGGTGGCCCAGGAACTGCTGGAGGCGGGGGTGGAGGGCGGGCGGCGCCTGCTGGTCGAGGTTACGCGCGATCGCCGGCTGCGCATCTACGAGGAGCCCGAGTTCGACGAGTATTGGACCGAGGTGCTGGTCGACGGGAACGGCACGCCATCCGACCGCTGGGGCAACGAGAACGTGGCCCACACCTGCCCGGTGGGCAAGTGGGCGCTGCTCCGGGACGTCATACCCGGCACGCTTGACGTGTCGCGCATGGCCGACCCATCGCGCTTTTTCATCGAGCGGGCGACGTACAACGCCAAGACCGGGATCTGGACGCCGGAGGCACGCGGCGTGCCGTCGGCCTGGGATATCATGCGGGTGCAGGACGGATGATCCGAGCGACGGACATTGCCAGGCAAATCAAACCCATCGTGCTGGGCTGGATCGCCGACGCCGGAGGCGGAGGCGATGGCGGGGTCTATGCGCCCAGCCCGCACGACCTGTCCAGCGGCCACCACTCGGGCAGCCTGGCCGACAGCCAGGCGCCCCAATTCCTCAAAACGGACGGCAGCCGGCAGCTCACCGGCAACCTGGACGTGGCCGGCGGGGTGACGGTCGACAGCGTGGACGTCTCGGCCTTCAAGAGTAACTTTGATACGCACGTCGCGGCTACCGCCAAGGATGGGCACAGCGGGATCGGCGTGCACACCCACCAGACCAACCCGGAGGGAGGCACGCTGGACCATGGTGCGGCGCTGACCGGGCTGGGCGACGACGACCACAGCCAGTACGTGCACGTCTCGGTGGCGCGGACCATCACGGTGCAGCACACGTTCGGGCCGGCGTCGGCGCAGCCGCCGTTCGTCCTCAGCGTCAACGCGCAGGGACAGACGGTGACCGGCCTGCGGGCGGACCAGCTCAACAAGTCGATCTCGGCGGGCACGGCCCTGAGTGGGGGCGGAGTGCTGACCGTGAGCCGGACCGTCAACCACGGCACGGGCGACTTTGGCGACCTGCACACCAACTATGCCGAGCACGACATAGCAGAGACGATCTCGGCGCTGTGGACGTTCGGGGCGGGGCTGCGCGTGGCGGCAGGGCAGGACCTGCAGTTCGGCACGGACGTCGAGCTGACCCGCATGGCGGCGGACGTGCTCGGCCTGGGAGGCGGCGACGCCTTTCGCTCAGGCAATTACGCGCCGGGGATCAGCGGCTGGGCCATCGAGGCCAGCGGCGACGCCGAGTTCAACAACCTGCACGTGCGCGGCGCACTGCACAGCACGGTGTTCGTGAAGGACTTGATCGAGGCCCGCGCCGGCTCGATGTTGATCACCAAAAGCGGTGGAATGCTGGCCGAGGACATGGTCCCGGACGTGGAGCAGCACCTCTCAGGCAGCGCGCAGGAGGATGTGGGCACGAACGCCGAGGAGCGGCTCGGGCAGTCGTGGTCGCTGGGCACGAACACCTCCTGGCTGGCGCACAAGGTGCACGTATGGGCACGCAAGCAGGGATCGCCGGCGGACAATCTCAGGATAGCGCTTTACTCCGACGACAGCGGCGAGCCGGACGCCGAGCTGTGTTATTTCGACCTGCCGGCCGGGTGGCTCACCACGTCGTTCCAGGAGTTCGCGGTCACCCTGTCGCCCGGCGACGTCGCCATCGAGTACGGCACGACCTACTGGATCGTTCTCTCACGCACGGACGTGCTGGACGACACGAATTATTACCAGGTCACGATCGACGACGCGGCGGGCTACAGCCGGGGCGTGCTGTACGTGTACGACGAGGGAGCCTGGACGGCGCGCTCGCCGGCCGCGGATCTCAAGTTCATGGTGACCGGCAAGTGGTTGATGATGGTCGAGGACCCACCTGGCGGCGGCTTCTTGTTCGAAGACGGCGACGTCTGCCGCTGCAAATCGGAGTATGCGAGCGGGATCGGCGACATCTGGTTCACCGTGTCCGACCGCACGGACATGGGCGATGGCACGCAGCGCTATCGCTGCACGATGGCCAGCGGCACGCGGGACGTCA